GAAATAATTCTTATATGTTTATCAACATAATACTGTAAGTTATTAACTGTAAACCACTGTAAACTACTGTAAACTTTTACTGTAAACCTTTTTCGCTCTGAATCCCTTATAAACACTAAGAAAATGCCCTAAAAAAGTGTAAACTTTACAGTAAATTGATTTTTTTTATTTTTTTTCAGTTTGAATTTTATAATTAATACCACTGTAAACTGTAAACATTTACACTAAAATAAGTGTTAATATACTCAATTTAAAGAAGTTAACTATTAAAATGGTTTACAGTAGGGTTTACATAGGTTTACACCACAAAAAAACCCCAAGCTACTGCTCAGGGCTTAAACATCAATCACATCTCCTCACCATCATCCAGGTGAGGTGACAAAGGTAAGTGTTTATACAGATTATTTTTCAATCTAAACTTAATTTTTTTCAACATCTCAAATGAGTAGCAGTTCTTAATGTCCTCAATGAGGTCATACTGAGGAGATAACTGCTCAAATTTAAGCCTCTCCATCTCAGTGCATTCATAGTAGATGTGATCATTCATCTCAGTGAACATCTTGTGAGTCTTAATGCCATGCATGATGCTGACATGGTCTTTATCAAAGATATCACCTATCTGTTTATAAGTCATCCCTTGAAGTCTGAGAAGGTTATAGAAGTAATATCTCTTGTAGACTAAAGGTCTATATCTATCCCTGGCATCAAGTTTATTATCCTTGATGTATTGCATTATTTCTTCCATATCTTGCCTGTTGCTATTGTTAATAATCCTACCACTAACATGAGCAGTGCCATCTTTGCTTCCTCTGCCATGTTAACTGAATTTAAGTGTATAAGCCATAGCCTTCCATGCTAAGACTAAAGTTGTTGATGTTGTTGTCATTTTCTTAATTGGTATTTGTTATTTGTATCCTTATCTATTGAGTACCCTAATGCCTTGAATAGTTCAAAGTAACGGTACACTGTGCGGTGACTCACTCCCAAGTACCTTGCTATGGTATGGATGCACCTGGACTTATCCTGCAGGAGCTCCATGAGTCGGATGCATCTGTACATCTTTAGTTGTTTCATTGGTTTGATTTAAAGGTTTCGTTGTAGTATTGTTCTGCTCCAATGTTATCATCTCCCATACAATAGGCTTCTATTATCTGCTCCTTCTCCATTTCTTTGGCTTGTTCAATAATATTCATTTCTTCTTCAGTTGCAAATATTTCTAATTTATATAACAACCACTCTACTGCTGTCTGTTTCATACTCTCTCAATTTTAATGATTAATTTCTCCCACACATTGCTCATCCTGCGTGCCTCCCACTCGGCATCTGCTTTGACGGTCTTTTCTAATATCCTCCATGCTCCTCCTATGTATCCCCGATAATGTATTTTCCACATAATTTAGTGCTTTTAAATAATTACTATATCTATCCATATCAAAGTGATCCCATCCTCTGATGTATGCTAAAGTGATTTTAGGCTCTCTCATGCTATCCAATTACTCCAAGATATATCAAAGTACCTACGATTAATAATAATACAGCAGAAGCCACGAAAATGTCCTGTACAGTCTTTTCCATGATTAATAAGTTTTAAGGATTGCTAAATGAGTTTCTAATCTTGCAAGTGCACGAGCTTGAGTGTGTAGTCTATTCTTATACTTAGTCACTAACTCATAGAACATACCTTTGTTAAGGTCTTTAATAGTGTCAGATGTAAGTCTGATGCGAGTCATCATACCATCAATCATGTCCTCAACATCATTCATGCGGATGTCAAGAGTCTCTTCATCTATAACTTTGCCTTCACCCTCACACTGTCTGCACTCATGAGAGTAGTCAAATCTTGGATCATCATCTGCTCTGTCGTTATAACAATGACTTCCTGAGCCTCCGCATACCTTACAATCTGTTAAAAATTTTGCTTTCATAATAAAATGTGTTAATGTTTATGGATGTAAAGTTAATATCTTTTTTCTTTTCTGCAAATAATTAGACAAAATAAATATTAACATTTAATTGTTGATAAGTGTCGATTAGTTAAACATACATCTAAAGTATGTCGAAAATTAGACATTATTTAGACATTATTTAGACATAAAAAAACCTGCTAAGTGTGGGCGACCAGGGACTCCCCAATCCTTTAACCATAGCAGGTGTATTACAATGACCTTATAACTGTTCTTATGGTAAGTACAAAGGTACTATTTCTTTTTAAACCTCTTCACAACGAACTTAGATGCAAGTGTTGCAATGGCTTTCAAAAACTTATTCTCAGATTCCACAGTGACCTTAGTACCTGTCTCATCCTTCTTGATGTTGACATCTACCTTCTTGCCATCATAATCAAGCTCTTGATTGATACCATCTTTGTGGTATTCTATCTCTGCCTTGTTTGTTTGGATGATGATATCTGTCTTATCATCCTCAATATTAACCTGCACCTTGCGAGGTCTGCCTACTTTCTTAGACATATTAGAACTCATTTATTAATACTATTGACACTCTTGCATAATCTTTAGCCATACGAACCATTCTCTCATAATCAGGGTTATTATTAAGCACTAAGCAACCCTCTGACCATCCTCCTATCTTAGTAGCTACCTGTTGAGAACCCTTGTTGTATGTTGCTCCATGGATGTTCATAAAGATAATGTTATCCATGAGCTCAGTAGTTGCATTAGTCTTACCATCTGCAGTGTAGTCTCTTCTATAAGGTACTTTTGCAACCTGTCTAAGTGCCTCCATCTTACCTCTGTGAAGTCCATAAGCATAGGCATCATAGTTCCAACGGTCAGCTTCCATTACAGCAGTGCCCTTGTTGCCCTTGTTAGTGGTGCATGAGGTAACGAACTGAAATGATGATCCCTTCCATATATAGACTTTATCATCAAAGACATCATTTGCATCCTCATTTGAACGTACAAACAACAGCCACATATCGGATGGGATGTTCTTATAGGTAGGAAGTGACTTGACTCTTGCAAGTAACTGCTGATCAGTGTAGTTTTTTACATTACTCATTTTCTATACTTATAAATTAGAAACAAACTTACAATAAATAACAGAATAAATATCACAACTCCTGAGTTATCTACATGATTGACCACTTGAGGCTCTCTGATGCAGTTAGCTCTAAGCAAGCTGTCAACATATAAATCATTTTCCATCCTCGACTGTCAACTGTGATAGTGTTGCTGCCACTGTTCCTGCTGTTGCCACATATCCTGCTGCAGTAACTACAGCTGCAGGTAGTGAGATAGGTGCAGTGAGGATAACTCCTGCCACAGCTCCTAATGTTATAGCTATCTTTTGCACCCCCTTCCAAAACTTTGGAGTAGGAGCTTTCCATCTTTGTGCTATTGTCATCTTAAATTTATTTCTATTAGTTTCTTAACTGATTGAGTGAGCTCACTTATCTGCTCTGCAAGGTGTTTAATCTCTAACTGAGTCATTTTCTCAATAGCCTCATACTTGAAGCGAGCTTCATTATCAACAAGCTCTATCTTGCCCTTGAGCTTACCTTGAGTCTCAATGATTTCTTTTTGTTCCTTCATGACATTTCTTAAATCAGAATGTAAACTCTTTAAAAAATACCCTATCCCTGATATGAGTATTGTTATTACTGTAAATGCTACTTCATTAAATCCCATCACAAAATCAATATACTATTATTATAACCGTTCTCTCTAAATCCTCCACAAGGACAGTCAAATCTACATACTTCCCCACAGTTACATCCACAATGATCTATCATAGGTCTTAGGTCAGTATCTCTGTTCACCTCTGCAGTGAACTCAGGATATAAGTCCTTGTTAGCTATCAAGTATCTTGTTAACCTGGTCTCAAAGAATGAAGCCTTTTGTGCATAGTGCTCCATCCCAAAGGCTACCTCTGAGCGAGTTACTGAGGAAGAGAAATCTCCGAACTGAGTCTGCAGTCCTTTGTTCTTAAGTTGATATGTCAAGCCAAACACAGCATCCTCTGCACTCCTCCAAGCCACTACAGGCTGAATATATGCCACAAGTACCTCCTCATCATTAGTCAATGTCTGAGCATTGTATTTAGTGAGTAGATAGTTGTAGAATGTAGTGCCTAAGATAGGCATAACTCTGAGCTGTGCCTGTGTTGCTATGTATGGAGTGACATCTGTCACATCGACATTAGCTGTGATAGGTGTGTTAGTCTTTAAGTATGTCTCTGTTATAAAGTAGTTCATTATGCAGGTGTTGTAGGGTTATCACTTGCAATCACATCTCCACCCTCAATAGGAGGCAAAGATGCAAGAGCTCTTATCTCATTAGGTGTCATCTTCTCAAGTACCTTAGTAGCTACCAATGGGCTCAATGAGTTCAATGCATCAGATGTCTTAGAGGTATCACCTTCAAGCTCTATGATTGTCTCATTAATGATTTGGAAGTTGTTAATTGAAAACTTACCTGGTATCTTAGCAATGGTCATTATCTCGTTTACTATCTCCTCAACTTGCCTTCTCAATGGCATAACTACGTTCTTCTCAAACACAACATAAGCTTGCTTAATATCACTACCTGAGCCAAGTGCTCCTTGAGTGCGTACTCCCATAAGTATGGGATCTATAGTATGAGCAAAGCATATCTGCTCTGTGTTGAGAGATGATGCCTCTTGGAACAGCTTATCATTGCTGTTAGTAGGTAGGCTTTCAATCTTAGGTAACTGATCTTGATTATTAGCAAAGAATGCAACAGCCTTACCTGCATTAGCAGCTCCTTTTAACCTATCAATGGTCTGCTTAATCATGTGTTTCTCTTCCTCTGACTGTGGTCTCTTAGGGAACATCATAGCAAAGGATGGGAATATTGAGTTTTGAATGTTACTCTTAGCAAAGTAGCTAAGCTCACCTGATAAAAATGCAAAGTTTAAAGCAGATGTGTACTGTGGTAATGGATACCACTCTTGACCTAATGTCATTAACTCATAGCAATATAGTTGCTCAAGGTCAGTATTAGCAGGATGATACTTCTTAATCTCTCTCACATCTATGCGAGCTGTCCAATCATCACAAAGGAAGTATGTCTCTTTATCTCTTGACACTCTAACTCTCTCAGGTGAGATGTTCTCAACCTTATATATCTCTCCTTTTTTATTATAACACAGCTTGAAGTACACTCTATGATGAACTATCAACTGCTGAGCTATAGCTCTGATTGTTTTACCTAACTTGAGCTTTCTCTCAAAAGTATATAGCTTGAGCTTATCCTCTTGAGACATTTTCTCAGTCTCAATAGTGTATCCTCCACCTATTGCAGAGTTGGTCTTAAAGTCAACTATAGCACCATGCAAAGGTGATGAGTAGTATAGTTGATTGAGTAGCTCAGGATATAGGTTATCTTGCCCGAAAGGGATGTATCCTGCTATCTGATAGCGACCATTGACATAAGGAAGTGATAGATTAGCTCCTCCTACCTTTTGAAAAGGAGTTGAGAATGATTGATATCCCTCTACTATCTCAGTAGATTGGGGCTTATTGCTTGAAAAAATATTATACCATGCCATTAGTCATAGATTGAATTAACTGTTATACCTGCCACTACCATGCGACCTTCCTCTATCATGGACAATCCTGTAGGGTCAACTGTTGGAGTAGGACTCTGATAGACTTTATATCTGTATTGACCTTTTACAAGCTCTACATCAGTGGGCTCATCAATAGTGAATAGGTTATATCTTGAAGGATAAGGTGATGTATCAGTGCCTTGCCAATAGATAGGAGCTGTTGTAGTGTCAAACTCATCCTCAAATTCAAATAAATAATAAGGATTAGAGATGGTTGTAACCTCTGTAAGAGTCAACACAAAGGTGTTAACAGTATCCTTCTCAAGATATATCATACCTATATTGTATCTCAAAGGAATAATTATTAAAAAAGCCCCACCGAAGTGGAGCTCTCTGCTGAACTTAATCTATGGCAAGATTAAAGAAGTCCTGGGATAAGAGCAGGATCAACCTCGTATGCCAAAGTAGGGTTTTCAGCAACAAGCGTAACGCTGTACTTACTACCATCTGCACGAGTTGTTCCTGAGCCTTCACCTGTTGCAGATAACTGCAAGTAAGGGAAGTACCAATACTTATTATTAGCATCCTGTACAATACCTGCTAAGTATTGCTGTCCTGCTCCTAATATGTTAATAGCTTTTGACTTATCTTGGTCTCTTCTGTGAAACATCAAGTTGATAGTTGCAGTCACATAAGTAGAGCCATTTATTAAGTCAATAGCTGAGTCCTCAGTGTATGAGGATACGTTTCTTCTGAACTCCAAGTCAATGAATGCATCACCACCACCTATTAAAGGTAAAGCGTCAATAGTCCAATCATTTGGGGCAGCATCTAATGTGATATTAGCCTCATCAATCTGATCTTGTCTATTAACTAAAAAACGGTAAATGCCTCCAGAGTTGTTGTCGCAGCTTTTTAAAATTGTTTCTAAAGTTATACAGCTCATCGGTGTTATTTTTTTAATTTTTTAAAATAGGGGGTATTGCTACCCCCGTTATATATAAGGGAGAGATTAGTCGAAACAAACGTTATATAACACAATCTCTGCAGGGTTAACATAATGGAAACCTGCTTTTAAGTTAGCACGAGTTCTCAAATAAGGCTCAGCTACAGTGTCAGATAAGTTAACAGCTTTCAATGCTTTGTCATCACCTTCTGCATCAAATGCATAGATAAGGTTGTTTTT